ATAAATTGACTTATAATAACTAACCAAGGAGCATAAATATGGCACTTTTTATATACGGTACAGCAACTAACACTGGCAAAGGTTTTTTTACTGCAGAAGACAGAAGAAACTTTTTCTTAAGAGGTTATCCAGGCAACGTTTGGGTAGTCGGCAATTCTGAAAAAGGAGCTTTATGGTTAGCAGAGAAAAACGGAGTTGAAAAAACTAAAGCAGAAGCACAAGCAATTGTTGATGCAGAAGTAACAGCGGCTCAAGCAGCGTGGGATGCTTTACCAGATGAGCAAAAAAATAGACCAGGATTCAATCAAAGACCGACTGCTATAACTTTACCATAGGTCACTCACATGACGACCTATAACGAGCTAGCAGGATTAAGAGTCAACTACTTAAGTTCAGATCCTACATTAAATTCAGGAAACGAGGGACAGGTGTGGTATAACTCCACATCAGGTACATTAAAATCATTAGTGCAAATTAAAGCGTGGTCGGCAACTTCAAATTTAGGAACATCAAGAAGAAATTTAGGTGGTGCAGGAACTCAAACTGCAGGATTAGTAATGGGTGGTGAAACTGCTCCAGCTAATTCAAATGCAACAGAAGAATATTCAGGATACACTTGGGCAACAGGTGGAAATTTAACAACAGCAAGAATTTCAGCAGCCCCTGCTGGCACACAAACTGCTGCTTTATTTGCTGGAGGATATTCAACAGCTGTAACTAATGCAACAGAAGAATATAATGGTTCTACTTGGGGTCCTGGTGGAAACTTAAATACATCAAGATACGTTTTAAATGGTTGTGGAACACAAACAGCGGCTTTAGCTTTTGCAGGTAGTACTTATCCTGGTCCACCTACTGGAGCAACAGAAGAATATGATGGCTCAACGTGGACGTCTAATCCAACAGGATTAAATACTGCTAGAGTAGAATTAGGTTCTGCTGGAACTCAAACAGCAGCTTTGGGTTTTGGAGGATATACAACAACTCGTGTAGCAAACACAGAAGAATACAATGGTTCTATTTGGACAGCTGTTAATAATATGAATACAGCAAGACTTGCACTTGCATATGGAGGAGTAGGAATTCAAACTAATGCTTTAGCTTTTGGAGGATTTACAACAACCTATTCAGCTGCAACAGAAGAATATGATGGAACAACTTGGTCAACTTCACCAGCAAGTTTAGCGACTGCAAGATCACAAACAGGAGGAGCTGGAACAAGATCAGCAGCACTTTGTGCTGGTGGAAGAGTAGCAGGAGATGGCCCAACAGCAGCCACCGAAGAATTCAATTCAACAATTTTTTCCCCAGCCACGGGTGCTTGGGCGAGCGGCGGGAATATGGGGACGGCTAGACGTTCTTTAGGAGGAGCAGGTACTCAAACGGCAGGATTAGCATTTGGAGGATTTATTACACCAGGTGGATCAAATGCAACAGAAGAATACAATGGATCTACTTGGAGTCCAGGTGGAAACATGGGTACTGCAAGATATTATCCAGGTAACGCAGGCACTCAAACAGCAGGACTTGGTTTCGGAGGATATTCAATTCCAGTAGGAAATAGAAATAATACCGAAGAATATGATGGTTCTACTTGGAGTCCTGGTGGAAATATGGGAACAGCTAGAAGAGCTTTTGCAAGTGGAGGAACTCAAACAGCGGCATTCGCAGCAGGTGGTTTTTTACCTCCAGCTACAGCAGTTATAACAAATGCAACTGAAGAATATGATGGAACAAGTTGGGGACCAGGTGGAAATTTAAACACAGCTAGGTGGCTTTTTGCAGGTTGTGGAACTCAAACAGCGGGACTTGGATTTGGAGGATATGTGCCAGGTACACCTCCTGCTAATCCAGGAACTAATCAAACTGCAACTGAAGAATATGATGGAAGTACCTGGACAACCGGAGGAAATTTAAATTCAGCAAGACAAAATTTAGCAGGAGCTGGTACGCAAACTGCGGCTTTAGCTTTTGGTGGAGGACCACCTCAAGTGACACTTACAGAATTATATGATGGTACATCTTGGATATCAGCACCTCCTATGGCAACTGCTAGAAGAGAATTAGCAGGAGCAGGTACGCAAACATTAGGTTTAGCGTTTGGTGGTAATATTGATCCTGCTGTTTCAGCAGCCACAGAAGAATGGTCAGGCCCACAAACTACAGCAACCGCTTCAACCTTGACAACTTCATAATAAAGTATTATATCCTTCTCAATGACAGAGAAGAGAAATATAAAGAGTTTAATACAGCAAGAAGAAGCTCACTTAAATAATCTACTAGACGCAGGCGATCTCAATGCATTCAAAGGAATGGTTGATGAACTTCGTGATACTTGGACAAAAAAACAAATATTTCGAACAGAAACAGAAGCTAGAATTTCAGTATTACAAGATGCAAAATATCCAACAGTATCTGCTAAATATTGGCAATGTGTACGTGAACAAAACGTATTTCTTGAAAATTTAATGTCATTATCTTTTGATTACAGAAGAAATGATGCAAAAATTAAATGGCTAGAAAAGAAGATTGAGACTGAAACAGATGAATATAAATTAGAATGTTATAAAATAGATTTAGATGAAAAGATTTATGCAAAAGCGAATATGGAACTTGTTGCAAGAGATAGAATGCGTGAAATTAATATGTGGTCTAATTTAAAGAAAGAATTTGATGATGGATCATTTGACACTAAAAATGTTAATACTCATCAATTAGAATCATATCACCAGATCATGAAGAATAAAGCTGAAACATTAACACCTGGATCTTCTCAACCTGAAGTCTTTAATGTTCTTGGACAACTTCAAACCATTGAAAGAGTTAAGAAAGAATTAGGACTACTTAAACATGATGAGAAGAAATCAATACCCACATTCGGAAAACCAACAAGTTAAGCAATTATTTTTTCTAGTCGCATTACCAAGATCTGGTAATACACTATTTGGTTCAATCATGAATCAAAATCCAAATATTGCGGTAACTCCAAACTCTATTACATTAGAGATAATGAAAGATTTGTTTCTCTTAAAACAAACAGATGTCTTTCAAAATTATCCAGATCATAAATCATTAGATAACGTATTAGATATTGTCTTTGACCAATATTACAAAGACTGGCCACAACAGTATATTATTGATCGTGGTCCTGTAATGACACCTGGTAATTTTATGTTAATGCAGAAACATTTCAAACGTCCATTTAAATGCATTATTATTTTAAGAGATGTATTAGATGTTCTTGCATCTTATGTTAAATGGTTTGAAAAAGAGCCAACTAGCTTTGTTCATAAATACGGTAAACAAACAATTGAAGAAAAGCTTTGGATGCTTATGAATAAAGATGGTGCAATTGCTAAAGATTTAGAAGCTATAAAGAATTCTTATAACTATCCTAATATGTGTCATTATTTAAAATATGATGATTTAGTAAATCAACCAGATATTGAAATTAATAAAATATATGACTTTTTACAAATACCTAAATTTAATCATAACTTTAAATCCTTGAATCAATTTAAAATAAATGGTATGGGTTATGACGATACAGTAGTTGGAAATAGAATGCACACGATTAGAGAAGAGATTAGAAAGGAAGACAATCCTTATCGCAATCAATTGCCGCAAAGCATTGTGAATGCATATGGACATATAAAATTTTAATGAAGATATTAATATTTGGATTACCAGGATCAGGCAAAACTACATTTGCTAAAAAATTAATAGAAGGCAAAAAGATACCACACTTTAATGCTGATGATATTAGAAAGTTATTTGAAGACTGGGATTTTACAGAAAATGGTAGAAGACGACAAGCTAATCGTATGATGACAATGTGTGATCTTGCAGTTAATCATGTTGTAGTAGACTTTGTTTGTCCATTTGAATCTTACAGATCATTTTATGACATGAAGATTTGGATGAACACTATTAGTAAGGGAAGATTTGAAGATACCAATAAAGTATTTGAAAAACCTAAAAAGGTGGATTTTGAAATAACTGATTTTAACTACGATAACATAATAAAGGAGATACATGGACTACTCTAAACCAACAGCACAGATGCTTGGACGTTGGCAACCGTTTCATGATGGGCATTTAGCTTTATTTAAAGAGATATTAAAGAAAACAGGACAAGTGCAAATTATGGTCAGATCCATGCCAAAGTCAGATAACAATCCATTTGAATTTGAAGATATAAAGAAACGAATTGAAAAAAAATTACAAGATTATGTAGGTAAATTTGAAGTTATCAAAGTTGCAAATATTACCAATATTTGTTATGGTCGAGATGTTGGTTATAAGATTGAAGAGATTGTATTACCAAAACAGATTCAAGAGATATCTGCAACAAAGATAAGACAGGAAATGAAGAATGAAATTTAATTTCACATTTTTAGGACAATGTGTCATGCGTTATGAAACGCCTTTAGATATATTCTCAACTATTAATTCAATTTACGAACAAAAGTTTAATCAACTATATCCAGCTAATAAACAATTAGTTGGTAAGATTATGAATGAACATTCTCTATTTTATGATGGAGAAGATACATCAAAGATGCAAAGACATGACCATTTACCATTAAATGTAAAACAATGGTTTATGGAAATGTTTCATCATTATTTAGAATTTAATCATATTAGAAAGTATCAAACACACTTAAATTCAATTTGGGTAAATGAAATGAAGGCACATGAATTTAATCCTGTGCATATACACCAGGGCAATTTGTTTACAGGATTATCATCGGTGATGATTTTAAAATTACCAAATACTTATGGTGTAGAATATTCAGCAGCACAAGCTCCACAAAATGGAAGATTACAAATATTAGGTGCAACTAATGGTCAGTTTGCAAAAGTAGATTATCAACCACCAATGGAACTACGAGATTTTTACATATTTCCATATGATATGAGACATTGTGTTTACCCATTTAACGGCACAAATGAAACAAGAAGAACATTAGCAGCAAACTGCGATGTTCTTTATGACCCAATAGCTAACAGAGGAGCACAATGATCCACACGGAGCCGAAATGGAAGAGTTTAATAGTTGAGACAACTTCTCCATTATTTACACCAGAACAATGTCAGTTAATTATAAATGCAGGTAGATCTGAACCACAAGAGAATGGTCAAGTAGGTGGTGGTAAAGGAGGTGTTGTAGATACAAAGGTTAGAACATCTCACATTAGTTGGATACCATTCAATAAAATGCCTGAAATGTATAAGACATTAGAGAGAGTCATGAAACAAACTAATGGCAATCATTTTGGATTTGAAGGAATGCAAATCACAGAACCTGCTCAATATACAGAATACCCAGCAGGTGGATTTTATGATTGGCATATAGATTCAGATGTTAATTGTATAAATGAACCACCAGTTCGTAAAATATCTATGACATGTCTATTGTCTCATGAATCTGAATTTGAAGGTGGTGGACTTGAATTAATGTCAGATGGAAAGATTGCAAGACCTAAACAAGGACAAGCCATTTTCTTTGCATCATTTATTAGACACAGAGTAATACCTATTACAAGAGGAATTAGAAAATCATTAGTTATGTGGTTTGGAGGAACTCCATTTAAATGATGAATAGAGAATTATTTTTTGCAACTCCAATTTATGTGGCAGATGTTGGAACTCCACAATTAAATAAACATTTAGAACATCATATCATTGAATGGTCTAAACGAGACAAAGGTGTTCAAAAAACTAATATGAATGGATGGCATAGTGAAACCAATATGCACAAACTTCCAGAATACATAGAACTAGTTGATTTATTATTTAAAGCACAGTTTCATATTTACAAAGAAGAGTTATTAGATAACGAACCATTCCTTGGTAATATGTGGGCAAACATCAATTATAAAGGTGGTTATAATAGACCACACATGCATCCTAATTCATTATGGTCAGGAGTTTATTATATTAAGACTCCAGAAAATTGTGGTCATTTAAAATGTGAAGATCCTAAATCTGTTGCAGCCATGACCCATCCAAAAAGAAAAGAAGGACAATTACCATCTTACCTTTGGAGAGAAGTTCATTATCAACCCATTGCTGGAAGACTTATAATGTTTCCATCATGGTTAAATCATTGTGTAGATCCTAATCAATCTGATGATATAAGAATATCAGTTAGCTTTAATTTTCTACAAGCAGGTATGCAAGCATGAACTTTCAACAAAATAAATATCAAGTAATTAAAAAAGCAATACCATATGAACTTGCTAACTTTGTATTTAATTATTTCTTACTAAAACGTGATGCTGTTAATTATATGTACAGCAATAACATCATTGCTGAAAATTCATTATTTGGAACGTGGAAAGATCAACAGGTTCCAAATGTATATTCTCATTATGCAGACTTTGCTATGGAGACGTTATTAATGAGAGTTATGCCTATTATGCAAAAACAAACTGGTCTTAATTTAATACCTACGTACTCGTACGCGCGCGTGTACGAGAAAGGTTCTATTTTAAAAAGACATAAAGATAGACCATCGTGTGAGATATCTACAACATTAAATCTAGGTGGTGATCCATGGCCTATATTTATAGATCCAACAGGAAGTAATAATGTAATAGATGAATATAAAAATATAATGAAACCTAATGCACCAAAAGGTATAAAAGTAGATTTAGAACCAGGTGATATGTTAGTTTATTCAGGTTGTGAATTAGAACATTGGCGAGAAGAGTTTACTGGTAATATCTGTGCTCAAGTTTTCTTGCATTATAATCATGTAAATGGACAGTTTGCACAATCAAATTTATATGATAAAAGACCTTTATTAGGAATACCACCGTTAAGAAAATAGTATAAATCAACGAATTTGGTGGTATAAGGATAGCTTATGCCAATAAACAAACTACAGTTTAGACCAGGAATAGATAAGCAAAACACACAATATGGCGCAGAAGGTGGATGGACCGGATGTGATATGGTGCGTTTTAGATATGGTGTTCCTGAAAAGATAGGTGGATGGCAGCCAGCCGTTGGTAATAATCTAATTGGTGCTGCAAGAGATATTCACACCTATAACGATTTAGCCGGAGACTCATTAGCGATCATCGGTACAGATAGAAAACTATATACTTATTATGATAACAATTTTTATGACATCACACCTTTATCAACTACTATTCCAGCAGTATTTACATTCACATCAGCAACAACCATTGTAAACGTTCTTGCAACATCTAATGGTGCAATCGCTGGAGACTTTGTTACATTCTCAACAGTATCTGGAGTTAGTGTTGTAAACATTACTAACGCAGATATGCAACAAGAATTTGAAATTCAAAACATTGTAGATTCTAATAATTTTACAATAGATGTAGCTTCTATTGCAACACCGGGGGTTGTGACTACATCTGGAACAGCAGCAGGCGCAGCATTTCAAATAAATATAGGATCTGATATTACAACCATTGGTAATGGATGGGGAGCCGGTGCATGGGGATTTTCTACTTGGAATACACCAAGACCAACAGGAGTTATTACTGCTAATCCTAGAATCTGGCAGATAGATAACTTTGGTGAAGATATTATTGCAACAATTGTTGGTGGTAAAACTTATTATTTTGATACATCAGCATTCTTACCATCAAGAAATACTAGAGCAACATTGTTAGCTAATGCTCCAACACAATCTAATTATATGACTGTATCACCAAGAGACAGACATGTAATATTCTTTGGTACACAAACAACACCAGGCACAACAGCAACTTATGACCCAATGTCCGTGCTCTTCGGTTCACAAGAATCTATTACTGACTTTACACCCAATGCAACAAATACTGCAGGATTTCAAAGATTATCATCTGGTAATAGAATTGTAACAGCCGTTCCAACAAGAGGAGATATATTAATATTAACAAATAC